TTATAGCGCTAACAGGCGATCCAGCGACGGCGCAAAATAGTAGCCGCCAGTTACCGGCTTGGTGAAGCGCAGCATCGCGTCGCGTTTACCGTCGGTATCGCCGAACATACTCAGAAGCTGCTGTTCGATATTGTGCAGGCGTGCGCAGTAAGCGCAGAAATAGAGACCATGAGTACCGCTGGCGGTGCCGTATGGCAGGCTCTGGCGCACAATCTTCAGCCCTTTGCCATCTTCTTTGAGATCGACGCGGCTCAGGTGAGACGTTGCCGGACGCGCATCGCCGTCAATCTCTTCATTGGCTTCTTTGGTACGCCCGATCATCATCTCCTGATCGTGAATACTCATCCGGTTAAGTTGCTTGAGATTGTGTTCCCAACGCTGCACGAACACATAACTGCCGCCGGCATCCACGCCATCTTTGATCACCGCCACTTCACGACGCGTCTCTTCGCCCGCCGGGTTCTCTGTCCCGTCGACAAAGCCGCTCAGATCGCGTTCTTCCACCCAACGGAAGCCGTGAACTTCTTCTTTCACGTCGATACAGTCGCCGAAGGCTTCCATCGCCGCCTGAGCAACAGAAAAATTCACATCGTGGCGCAGGGAAAGGATATGGATCAGCACGTCATACTGCGTGGCCGGCGCCAGCCCTTTACCATAAGGAATAAAATCTTTCAGTTCTTCCGCCCCGACGCCGCCGCTCAGGGCGCGCCAGGTATTGTTGCCAAACGCCACAACGGCCCCAAGATGGGCGTCCGGAAATTTGACTTCGAAGGTCGCCAGTTTATCGGCAAATGTTCTGCTGGCCGCGCGCAGGGCGTCCAGGTCGCCTTTTACATTGGCTTCAATCCAAATTGCCGCACGGCAATGTTCCGGCAAAATGCCACTTTGAACCTGAGACATGATTCCTCCTGAAAATGAGAATGCCACGCAGTCGTGGCGTAAGAACTCCCGCCACGGCGGGAATCCTCTTGTTATATCAATGGGTTATAAAATCACATTCGTTCTAAATAGTGCTATTTCGTTCCCGTTTGTGGACAATTTATGGACACTCCCGCAACAGGATTGAACCTTATAGCATCCTGTAAATAGTCCGGCGCAAAGTGTGCATACGTCATCGTCTGCTGGATGTTGGCGTGCCCCAGAATCCGTTGCAGCGTAATGATATTGCCCCCGTTAATCATAAAATGCGTAGCGAAGGTATGCCGGAGAACATGGACAGCCTGTCCGTGAAGATCGGGTTTGACCTCCTTAAGCGCAGATCTGACCGTGGTATAGCTGGGTTTCATCAGTAGCCCTGTGGTACGTACTTTGATTGCCTTTTCCAGTTCCGCATCAATGGGAACGGCCCGGCGTTTACCGTTCTTGGTCTTCATAAAGACAACCTTCCCCCCAATCACATGCTCGCCTTTCAGACCAGTCACCTCACTCCAGCGGCCACCTGTCGCCAGACAAACCATTACCGCTTTGAGATCATCACCAGAAAGCAGTTTCAATAAATGGGCGATTTCATCCTGAGACAGATAGGCCATTTCGGTCTGTTCCGCTTTAAGACGCTTAACCTCGTGGAAAGGGTTCTTACCGCTGTACTCTTCAACGTTAATCAGCTTGGTAAAGAATCCGCTCATCATTGCGCAATAACGGTTAACCGTAGATTGCTTAATTCCCTTATTCAGCATCAGCAAACGGTAATTAACAATACCCTTGCGAGTTAGCTGATCGCTTCGGGTGATATTGATGGATTTCATATCATTAATCACCGCTCTTATCCGTACCCGCTCTATCTCACCGTAGGGGTGATTTTTACCGTGATACGCCCACCAGAGATCGAGCAGGTCTGACAGTGGTCGCCTTTCCACTGGTTTATCAATCCAGTCTTTATCGTGGTGATACTGCAACACATGACGCTCATAAAGCACCGCTTCACTTTTCGTTTTAAACTTACGCCTGAAACGCTTTCCATCCGTTCCAGCCGGTCGAACATCCACAGCAAATTGACCATCAGCGAGCTTCTTAATCGACATAAGATTGCTCCCCGATGAAAACACCGTCCTGATCACAATTTTGAGAAATATACGCCTGATGGATTATTCCCCAGAATTGCTCCCGTAGTGGGGTGATTCCGTTTCGTCCTGCCCAACGCGCGCGAGGGCCGGGATAATTTGACCGGCTTTAGGTTCCATCTCGTCAAAAAGAAACCAATCCCGGTACTTGCGGAAACGAGGGTGTTTAAAAAGTTTGATAGTGATCTCAAGTCCAGGGAGGTTTCTGCCATACTCATAACTGGTCAGAGCAGAGTAAGAAATACCAATAATATCAGCGAATTCCCTTTGGGTTAGATCTTCTGATTTACGCATCACACGTATTTTTTGAGGAATATCCATTTGACAAACTCCACATATGTATAGATTATTACCACATATGAATAGATTGATGATTTATTCAAAGTGGTTCTAAGTGGTTCCAGTTAGAAAACAGGTACCAAAGCGGAGGATATCAGATGCAGGAAAACGCTCAAAACACAGAAGCCGTCGCTGGCGAAACAGCTACAGCGGAACAGTCTGTTAAGAAGACCCGTAAATCACCGGAACGCGAAGAAATTCGCCTGGCAAAAAATCCCGCCAAGCTGATCTCGAAAGAAGGTTTTGCGCTGTACATCGGTAAAACCGTTGATGCCGTCGTTGCGATGGCGAAAGCCGCTAAAGCACCCGCCATCTACATGGCTGACCCGTTAAACCCTGGCGGAAACGCAGAGCTTTATTTTGATCGCGAGGAGTGGGACGAGGCCTGTAGGCAACTTGTCGAAAGCGCACCGCCTGAGTGGCATGACTGGCGCAACCGCTTATTTCTGTTCAAGCCGACAAGCGGCAGACGGAAAAAGAAAACTGACGAACAACAGGCGGCTTAACTATGAACAAAACCAGAAGTCTTATTATTGACATGATAATGATGACTGTATGGGTATGCGTGACAGTAGTTTGCGTAGCCATAACAATTAAAGTTATTAGCACTTATATTTTTTAACGAGATTAAAATGAACACACTCATTAAAAACGTACCCATTGCCAGAACAGGCAAGATAATTGACGGTCGTGAAATCACACAATCAATGCTCAAGCATTGCGTAGAGACTTTTAACACTGATTATTATCAGCCAAATATAGGTGAGTTTATTGGCAATCCAATGGTGATTGTCGACATTAAAAATCAGGGAAAAATAGAACGTCTGACACTGAAGGGCGACACGTTATTTGCTGATATTGAAATGTACATGCCCATAGCCGATGTAAAAAAGTTGTGCCAGTTTCCGGCTATTGCATACAGGGAACACGAAGACCCCAAATTTGCAGCATTAATGTACGTAGTTCTTACTGAACTCCCTAACCGCGAAGACTGCATCGCCCTTAACGATTGCGAAATGAGAGAAATATAAACACTACAGCAGAAACCACGCCCCCGACCGGGCGGGTTATCCAGATGCTTTTTCACACTGCGAGGATGATGTTATGAGGAAACACACGGCAGAACAGGTAAACGAGTTCTTACAGGGATACCACTTCGACAATGAAGCTAATCCCCGCCAGAAAGGGACGCATTTTTGACATTATGAAGCACGGTATTTTGAGTGTCTGTACCACACTTTTTTATTCAAAAGACATAGACGCAGGCAAAGACCTGAAAGAACTTTACTGGATGGTGAAACAATTAACTGACGGCGTTGTGCCTGAACCCGCCAGAATTACGGAGTGATAACAATGAATATCAGCTATTCATTCACCGTCCCGGAATCACTGGCAGTTATATCGCTGGTCGCGCTGATTTTGTTTCTGGCCGTATGGCTATTAATGCTTCTTGATGTTTTCAGGAAAATACTGGCCCGGCATCGCCAAAAAAAACGCGCGGTGAATACAGAAAATACATTCAACGAAAAGAAGAGGTAGAGCGCAAAGCGCATCACCGTCTTTAATTAACTGACCCCAGACATTAACACACCGCTCACGCGGCGGGATTCGTACAACCTGAATAAAGGAAAACACAATGATTAACCCGAATAAAACCCTTACCCAAAAAGCATTAGCCGGGGCGTCATTTTTGCGTATGCACGCCAAAGCAATGGCTGACGGCGATGATTTTTTTGTCGCGATAATGTCTGAACCTCACGCCGTTGCCGCCAGTGCCATCGAACAACTCGTTAAAGAAAACGAAAAACTCCACGCCCAGCTTGTCGCCTTTCAGAAAGCGGCTAACCCCGCTGTTGCCGTTGACCTGGCAAGCGGCCCGGATACCACAGCCCGTTACACGCCTTTCGTAACAGGTACTCGCGTATGCCTGAAAACGAACCCTGACCAACGCGGAACAGTAGTCGGTAGCTCTATCAGTTCATACACCGAGCATCGGTATTACGTCCGCTTCGACTCCGAATTTGAGGATAACCGCTGGGTAAAGGCGAAACACCTGGAATCAATCCCACAGTAAATAACGCCACTCACCCCGACAAAGACGTGAAGAGGATTAAACAATGTTGCAGATGAAATTTAAGCCCCGCTTCATTGAAGCGTTCGCCAGCGGCCAGAAGACAACCACACTCCGCATGATGGATTTTCGCTGTTTTCAGTCTGACCACGATTCAGACAAATTTTTCCACAGGGACACCCTGTCCGAAGATATAACCATCCCTGACTACAGCGCTGGCGCAACCCTGATTTTTGATAAAGGGACGGTATTTACCCGCGTATCGAACCTTGCCGGACTACTGAAAAGACAGCCTTACCAGCCCCTGAGCAATATCGAGCTGGTCACGGAAACCGAAGGCGGCGAGTGGGTTCCGTTCGCCATCGCCTTCATTGCGGACATTTCCGTCATAAAGGGCGACCAGATAACCGACCAACACGCCATTACAGACGGTTTTAACCCGGCAAATCATCCACTCACCGGGCTTTTTGTATTCATGCGGGACGTTTACCCCAACGCAGACCCGCTGAACGAAATGTACTGGCTGTACACCTTTACCAACATTCAGATGTTATCGCAGTGGAGGACTGACGTATGAAACCCGCCATTATCTGCATTCTGTGCGAGAACGTAGCCACCGGCGACCAGTGTCGCATCAGGGAGCGCCATATCAACCCTGACCGCTCGCTACTGGACAACATCACCGGGCCGGATGACGAACGCTTTATCTTCCTGACCGACGGCACGCAGCTACGCGCCCGCAACATCCGCCGTGAAATCACGCTGGAACCTGTGTCATATACCCCCAAAAAACAGCAAGGGGACAACGCATGAAAGGCATTCTGAATCAGCGTTCCCCGCTCAAATGGGCGGGCGGCAAATATGAGGTTATGCCACACCTGCGCGAGCATTTACCCAAAGCGAAGTATCTGATTGAGCCGTTTGTGGGCGGGGGTTCTGTCTTTATGAATACGGACTACGACCATTACGTACTGTGTGACAGCAACCCCGCACTGATTAATTTTTACATCCACCTGACTTACAAAACCGGGGCATTAATCGATCGCACATGGTCATTATTCAAAGACGGCGGCACACGCGAAGCCTATGACCGCAATCGCCGGACGTTTAACACGATATCCCTTGCCCATGACAGACTGAGCGGCGAGAAACTGCAATGGGCGGCACTGTTTCTTTATCTGAACCGCTACGGCTTCAACGGTCTGTACCGTACCAACCTGAAGGGGGAATTTAACGTTCCGTTCGGTAAACATGACCTGCCGTATTTCCCTTATATGGAAATGCGTCTGTTTGCCGAAAAAGCCCGCGATACCGCAACCCGCTTTGTATGTGCGGACTTCCGCTTCACCCTGAAAGCGCTTCCTGATATCTGCCCCGGTATTTCGTTCCATGCAGGTAAGCTGTCTGACGCCGTTATTTACTGCGACCCGCCCTATCTGCCACTCGACGAAAAAAACAGCTTCACCCACTACAACGGTAAAGCGTTTACCAAAGACGACCACCGGGCACTGGCTGCGCATCTGGTGCAGGCCAGTCAGCTTTACGGCGTTACGTCCGTTATCTCCAACAGCGACACCGAAGAGACCCGCAGGATCTATTCGCCGTTCGAACTTCACCCCCTGAACGTTCGTCGTTCTGTTGCGGCCAGCAGCAAGGCGCGAGAGAAAGCGCAGGAAGTGATCGGTGTGCTGCATGGTCAGTACCGGAACATCGATGTAAACGCTGGCTTTTTCAATATCCATCCCACCAACCGCGCACTAACGGAGGGTTTCTGATGTCCGTTATCTATATTGCAGGCCCCATGACGGGCAAGCCTAATTTCAACCGAAAAAAATTCATCGAAACAGCAACCCATCTTTGGGCGGAAGGCCATACCGTACTTAACCCGGCCATGCTCCCGGACGGGCTTGCTTATGAGCATTACATGGATATCGGCTTCGCCATGCTGCGCGGTGCTGACGAAATTTACCTGCTTGATGGCTGGGAGGATTCACCGGGTGCAAAAGAGGAGTACGCCACGGCGCAGAAACTGAATCTGGAAATCTCCACCCCGGAAAACCGTAAAGGGGGTGCGTCATGCTGAAAGATTACCTTTGCCATATCGCTAACACCCTGCCTGGCATGTATCAACTGCCGTTCAGCCAGGAATGGGACGACCAGCTTAATAAGTTGCTTGATGAGGGGGTTTTACTGTCCGTGGGTAAATACACGGCGACCTTCTCCGCAGGTGAACACACAGTGGAAGTCTGGATTACAAATCGCTGGTATTCGTTCGGCCATCTGTATTGTCTTGACGGGGAATACGTATCCCCATCATGCCAGCACCGCCCACGATTCCGCACCATGCGCCGCCTGTATGCCGTCGTCAACGACTACGCTGCGAAGGAGGTTCAGTCATGCGCCTGATACCTATGGGAACGCCGGGAAAATGCCCGGCACACATCACCCCCTGGACAACAGAACAGGACGAATTGCTGATAAACCTGTACCCGTCTGTAACATGCCACCAGATAGCCCACCTGCTGGGCCGTAGTATCAATGCCGTAAAGTCGCGTGTGAGTCTTTTGCGCGATATGGGGCAACTTACTTATAAGCGCCCCCAGCTTACCCCGGAACAACTTCGTTTTATTCGCAGTCAACGTCACAAAGCGACAATACCTGAAGTCGCCGCCATTCTGGGAGTGACGCCATCCACTGTCTGGCGCAGAAACAAAAAACAAAATATCAGTTACCGTAAATGCGGGGATCTCCATCCACTCACAAAACACACGGACAGCGATGTAGAACTTATTCGCCAGTTACGCGACAACTACAACCTGACATTCAGGGAGATAGGCGAAAAATTTAACATCTCACGTGATACGTGCAGATATCTTTACAGATACCGACAGACCGCTGCCGACGCCATCGCAAGGGAGTATCTCCCGCGATGACCACGTACAAAAACCGCTTGCCGCCATCCGCGCTCATGGGTTACATTTCCCCTGCCCCTCATAAAACGGGGGCCGGGATTTCCACCCCGCCGTCTATCAAAGCGCACAACCGCGCGAGCGGTTTTTTTACGTGCAAAGCATCGTCACATCTTTTTCGCATTATGGTGGGGCGTATGGGGCCGCTTTCGGGCGGGCCGGGTTCTTTGGTAGCCGGTTGTGGAAACCCTGTACGTCTCACCACCCCAAGTTTTCCACCTTTGGGCGGTGAGTTATCACAGCTAACTACCAAAGGAGCCATATCATGGCAAACCGTAAACAACGCCAGCGCCGCGATCAGGTCGCGCGCATCCATACCCAGACCGAAATCAACCGCCGTCTGTGTCGTTCTCATACGCTCGCACATTACCTCAGTGCCGAGCTGCTCACCATGCCAGTTAACCGCTTGCCGTTATGGCTTCCAGCCGTTATGGACTACATCGCCGACGATATCGGCGACATTCAGCGACTGCTTAATAAGCCCTCGCGCACAGCGTAATAAGCCCCCCCGTCGCCCCTGCCCGTCAGGGGCGGTTGTGCATCCTGTTAACCGGGAGGTCTGGCTATGACCGTGACCAGGGGACGCTACGCACCCACGCCACCACCGCCGTTTCCCGGCAAGGCACCGGACACGACGGTTTACCCGTACCCGTGGAATAAACCCCGCGAGGCTATCGGACTTGAACGCGCCAGCATGGAGGATATCGCCGCAGCCGCCCGCGAACGGCAGGCGCGTGAGCAACTGGAATCCACCATGCAGCAGGAGACAGGCGCGCTCCCGCTCTTTATGCGCCTGCGTATTCAGGCCCGCATGGATGAGCATGACCAGCAAAAAGGGATTTACATCGCCGCGCTTAAATGGCGTGATTTTGCCCGTCGCGAACTGCCGTTGCTGACGGCGGTAAACGATCGTTACCGCATCCATCTGGACAGGCCCATGCCGTCAGTATGGTCGTGGATGAATGCATCCGGCGCAACCGCCAGGCACTTTGCCGACCTCCAGGGACTGAGCGAACGTTACAACCGTCTGCCGGAATACACCGATGAAGATGTGGAACTTCTGGCACAGGATATCGCCATCTTCATCCGGGCCGAAATGAGCGAGGCCGACGAGGCTGCAAAAGACCTGGACGATTACGCGTATGGTCGTCAGCTATTCGCTGCCGGACTGCGGGTTGCTGAACACCTGAACCTGCCCCCGGCAGGCGCGGAAAAATTCCGGCGCTACAAACTCAAAGACGCCGACCTGACCGCAGGCGTACTGCAAATGCAGGATGACCGCTACTGGTGTCGCCGCCTGAAACGTCTCGCCCACCGCTGGCGGGAGCACCTGCAAATCGCCTTCGGTGACGTGGGCCGGGCGGCATCTGTCTATTGCAGCAAAAAACAGATTTCAGAATGGGAAACTCAGCGTAAGCGCACGCGGGAGATCCTTAAGCAACTGGAGTTTGAAGACGAGGACAGCGGCGAGCGTATTTCAGTGGCCGCCGTGTATGACAGTTCTGTCTCTAACCCCGCCCTTCGCCGCGTCGAACTGATGACCCGCATTGGCGGCTTTAACCGCATAGCCATCGCGGCTGGTTTTGAATGCCGGTTTTATACCATGACCGCCCCGTCGAAGTATCACGCCCGCCTGCACTATGGGCCACGTAACCACAAGTGGGATCACTCCACCCCGAAAGATACCCAGCAGTATCTCGCCACACTGTGGCAGCAGATACGCGCCGACCTTGCCCGCGATGAAATACAGGTGTTCGGTCTGCGTGTGGCCGAGCCTCACCACGACGGAACACCGCACTGGCATATGCTGCTGTTTGTTCGTCCGGAACAGGCCGACGCCCTGACCGAAACGCTGCGCGCCTACGCCATACGTGAAGACCGCAACGAACTCAACACCAGAGAAGGGATTAAACCCCGCTTTGATGTGGAAAACATCGACGGAGACAAAGGCGGTGCCGTCGCCTACATCGCCAAATACATCTCCAAAAATATCGACGGCTACGCAATGGAGGGCGAAGTGGATGACGAGTCCGGCAAACCCTGCCTGATGACCGCAAAACACGCCACCGCGTGGGCGTCACTTTGGGGCATCCGTCAGTTCCAGTTTGTGGGCGGTGCGCCGGTCTCCGTCTGGCGTGAACTGCGTCGGATGCGGGATAAGGCGCTGGCAGCAAAATTTGGCACCACGTTCGCCGAACTCCACAACGCCGCCGATGATGGCGACTGGGAAACCTACGTCATGTTGCAGGGTGGCCCGCTGGTCAGCCGTCGCGATCTGGCGCTTCGCCCGTGGTACGAGGAACAAAAACAGGCCGGACGTTACGGCACCTTTAACCAGATTATGAAAGGAATTTACCTTCAGCACGAACCCGGACTCGCCCCCATCATCACCCATATCAAAAAATGGAAAATGGTCAAAAAACAGCCGACGCCGGATACGGCGTCGGAGCTAACCGGGTGTTCATCTTTTGACCTTACGGTCGCGTCCGCGACCGCTAGGACTCGTGTCAATAACTGTACTTTGAATAAAAAACAACCAATAAATGATGAAAAAATAGCCACCAATATAACCCCGGTTCAGCAGACCATTGACCAGCAAATCATCAGTACGCTGGGGGCGGAATATCAGCCCGGCGAACATTCCGATCCGGGCGGGCCGGATACCGACATTTTCCGCACGTCGTGGGTTATTCCGCCACATCCGTACAGGCAAAAAACCGTCGCCGGAGATGAAAGCACGCAGGTGCGCATCATTAAAGAACTGCGCACGCGCGGGATCGACGATGAGGACGAGATCGCGCACCTGCTTCGTGGCCGGATGATTGGTTATGGCGCCAACAGTTACCTTCAGGTCAGAAACGGTAACGTGACTGTCGTTAAGCGCCAGCAATGGTGCGGCCATCGCGAATGCCATAACCCACTGAATGAAGAAGACCTGCGTTACGGTGACGAGGCCCGTTGCCTCGCCCATTCCGATCCTGAACGTGTAGCCGAACGCCGGGAACAGCAATACAGCAGCATTTTATCGCGAGTAAACAAACTGAGGGGGCAGAGATGAGAAAGTACACAGCCTACCGTCCGGGCGAAGAACGCTTTGACGGCCAGTTATACCGGATAATGGTACGCGCTGAACGCCAGGGACAGAAAACCCCCTGCGCTGACATACCATTATCACAGCCGCCCGCACCGGAAACACCGCCCGTAATTTGCCCTGCTCGCCAGGTTATGAACATATACAGAGAACTCGAAGCGGAAAAAGAGCACGAGAAACTGGAAAGGTCACGCCAGATACTGGCGCATAAGTCAAGGGTAGTAAATAAATACCTGAGTAACAAAGGCGGCTGATTTGCCCACACTGTCTTACAGTGTCCGTACTTTTAGCGTAAAAGTACGGACAGTAAGAACACTAGCGCTCAACACCTGACCAGTCCATGAAATCATCGCCATAGTTTGATAACAGCCTGAGAGCAAAAGCAATGCTATCAGTATCAGCAATTCCCATAGCGGAAAAAACAGTAAGCTTCATTAATGCGGATGTGTTTTTATCAATACTATAATTGTGACGCTCAAGAAAGATCGCCGTCGCCGTGAATGCCGTTCGTTTATTACCATCATTAAAGGCATGAGCCTTTGTCAGCCCCTCAAGATACATTGCTGCCAGTATATGTATATCATCAATACCTTCATAATAATTAAGATTTCTGACCCGTGATAATGCTCCATCAAGACCGTCTATTCTTATATAGCCGCTGGATGGAAGAATATCACGGTGAATCTCTATGACCTCATGGCAACAAAGAAATTTCATATCCATTAGTTATTTTCCAGCCCTTTAATAACATCCGCGTGCCGTTCAATAACTTTTTTCTTTGCTTCCTCAAACGACAGTCCGTCTCCTTTTTTTTTCAGGGATGGATTTAGTTTTTCTATTTCTTTTATACGCTTTAATGTATGGCCTTTATAAAAGGTATTGAGTTCAGACATTTTCACATTTCCTCCCGGCAATCTGTCCAGTTTGTCAGCCATTTCTACGGCTGAGGCCACACCAGATGAACCGGTAAGGCGCGTATTGATTTTAACCTGCCCCTTGTCGCCGTACAAAACCAGATCGTCCTTACCCTTTTGGGTGACAGTTACTGTCTCACCATTTCGCAGACAGTCCAGAACGTCTGCAAGCTCAGCACGCATACGGGAATAACTCAATACTTTCATTTTTGATTACTCACTTATAGTGTACATGTACAACATAAAGGTAATCAGCTAAAAACGAATCAGTCAAGAGAAAGATCCGCCCGCCGCAAGCCCGGATTAGGGAGCCGCACGGCCTTTCTGACCAGGCTGGCACCAATAAAGCGCAATCCCGCGCTGGCGTACTGGCTGACTGAATGGCCCGAAGGCGACTCCCGGACGCCATTCACTCCGGCGTAACCAAATGTTCCACCACAAACGAAGGCAAAGGATGACAACATCACGCAGATGAGAAAGAATACTCAGGCATTTTTCCCGGAATAGCGAAAAATTAACGCATGAAGAGACACAGAATCACCTCGTTGAGCATAAACGATGAAGAGGTTTGTTAATAATGAAAGAACTGAATAAAAACAGAATCATATCTATCATTTCTGAGATGGAGGACATTATTGATCGGGAGAACATCACTTCAGCGCAATTATTAAGCTGCGCAATCATCATTGATGAACGCAATAAACACATTCAGAGACTGGCATCCGGGCGAACCCTGCACCTGAGAGAGCAAAACTTAACTCCCTGCGCTCCACCGCGCCCGACAGGTAAAGAACTGTATTGCTCATTTTGTGGAAACAACCAGCATAAAGTGGAAAGACTTATCGCCGGGCCATCCGTTTATATATGCAATGAATGCGTCGATTTGTGCGTGGACATTATTAATGAGGGCAAATCAGATGCCGAAGATAAAAACAGCGACTCAAATTAAGAAAAACCGGAACGTATGCGCAAATTCTTTGTGCGCCCGTTCCGGGTTAAACAAAAGAAACGCCGCGGAACAACTTTTATCTGACGTTTTCGCTAACGTAGATCGCATCATTAACGAAATCACAAGGGGGAACCAATGAAAACCCGCATCGGGATTATCCCTGAAAATATCCTTCGCCAGCGGCTACTGGATGTCGCCAGAGGAAAACGCAAGCCACAGCCCGATGAACCCAAAGTATGGTTTTCTTCGCTACATGCCGTAGGGCAGGCGCTGAGTAATGAAAATATTGCCCTGCTGCGTCTGATGGACGAAGAAAAACCCCAGACAATGACGGAACTGGCGGAAATGTCAGGAAGAAAATTAAGCAACCTGTCCGTAACGTTGAAAATGCTGAGTGGGTACGGATTTGTCAGTCTGGAAAAGAAAGGCAATACCATACACCCGAAAGCATTATTTACCGATTTTGAAATCATCATCGATCCATCTGTCGGGGCCGTTCACCGGGCAGCCTGATACCGCTCAGACCGGGGCGATATGCATGTATCGCCCTACCGCGCAATAGCGTACAAGTTGTACCAGATGATGAATATATCTGAAAAAGAGAGATTAACCCGCTCGCCGCAAACCCGGATTAGGGAGCCGCGCGGCGGCGAGTCTGTCCGGGCGAGGAAGCGGAATTACTGAGGACTGACAGAACGGCACTTACGCACCATCCCTCATAAGCAGATCGAGCGCAAGCTGCCTTTCTTCCGGCTTCAGATTGTCAAGCAGCAGCCTGACCACGCCATCCTTCAGGGCACTCGGAACAAGGGTGTGAGAATAAGTAACGTTTTCAACCCAGGTGTGACCGCATTTCAGATTGGTACAACGCACATAGAGATTGGCAACATCCGTTTTACTCTCCGTTTTCCATTCCGTGCGCTCAATAATTGCGGCACACCCACAATAACGACATTTGCGTTTTTGTGCTCGTGACATATAACGACGCCTCCGGCAACTCATCCGATGAGTGGATTTTACACTATTTTTCACTGGCACACCTCAGTCACTGCCCGTTGCTGTCTGTGACGACATTTAAGTCAAATTCTATGCGTCCGACCTGTACAATCTCCGGATCGGCATTAATGCAGTCCATTAAAAAGCTGCGCATAGGAATGACCTCGTCACGGTAATATGCCTCGCGTGCTTTTAGCGGATCACCCAGTCCGGCGGCGTTTTCCGGGATAATTCCGGCAAGGCCCGGCGGAAAGCGATGGGCGACAAGCTGATCCTGGGCGCTGACATTTTTGACATTCAGGAACTCATCTTTAGTGCCGGTATCACCCACCGGAATGATTTTAACCGCTTCCTTATCCGCGCCCGGAATATTGATAAACATTGATTTAAAGTTACCGGCCCCGCGAGAGTTCGCGATTTCCTCCCGCATTTGCTTCTCCACTTCCGGATCCATATCGGGATCGTTGGTGAAAAATACATACCCCATATGCGCCCCGTTCTTGTAGTAGCGTATACGAAAGCGCGTGGCGTTGACGTTCAGCATGGCCGACTCCATGCCGTGCATGTAATCAGGAATACCGTAGACCTGCTGTTGCGGATCGTACTGGGGAATGAATATCACCTCTCCTTCCGCGTATGTCACATCCTCCCCGGCAGACTGAACAATCACCGTTTCCCGCTTCATGGTTCGCCGCAGATAGAGTGACGGCAGCACCTCCAGACGGTTTATGCGCCCGAAACCGTTACGCACCTTAAGCAATCCGGTATCACCGAACATCAACAGGTTCAGCGCTGCCGCCTGTACCTGAGCGCGGGTCAGTCCGCCACCCCCTTTAAAACCGTTGGCGATCATATTGACGCGGGCGCGCAAAATGGCGCCATGATAGGCGGCAATATTGGACAACATCACCAGATCGGCACGCTCAATTGGCGGAATATAATAACCTGCATATCCGTTCCATAATGTACCGCCATAGCTTCCCCAGTAGGCCACTGGTTCAGGATCGCCAAAGGTGATAAAACCCGGTTTGGCGTCCCGCCGGGAATACTGGCGGTTATCCCGCTTCTGACCGCGTTTTTTACTCATGATGGAAGTACCCATGTTGATTTCCGCTTCGTGCGGTAGTTGAGAGGTTCATTGTCCATCGCGTGTGCGATGGCAAAGAAGACATCGGCATGACCATTTTCATTGTTACGATCAGCAACAAAGGTCATGGCGTTACCGCTGGCAGTAGTGGTTTTCTTCACCTGAAGAAACGCGGTGGCAATCTCTTTTTGTTCCTCATTCCACTCGATACGATTGCTGTCCACCACATCAATCATTTTCATCACCAGGCGATTTTTGCTTTCCACGCTGTAATGAATGGCTTTGGCTTCCCGGCGGGCAAACCCCTCCACCATTTCATAGACACCGATCCCCATGCCGGTAACGTCAATTCCGATATAGGTCATGTTATAGCGTGATTTGATGGTGCGGATTTGCTCAGACATCCAGAGCAGGGATAACCCTTTCCAGCGAAAAACCTCCAGAACACGATAGCGCTCAATCGCCACCAGGGGGACGCCAATCACAACAAACGTCGCAGTATCCCCCGTTCTCGCCGGATCAAAGCCGCCCCACACCTCCCGGTTGCCGAATGGATGTTCATCTTCGGGATGGAAGTCTTCCCAGGTGGCAACGTCAACACCGCACTTCAGTAACTGGTTAAAGGAAAATACGCTGTCCTTATCATCCACAAAGACGCACATATACAGCATGTCAAAATCGGCCTTACTGTATGTCTCGCGTAGTTCGTTGATGTCGATATCATCAATCCCCCCCGCAACCGCATCTTCAATCGTGACTACATAGCGCCAGACACCGTCAGGGCACTCGCGCCCACCATCGCGGTATTCATCAAAAGACGGGAACTCAACATCTTTTCGGGCAGCGTTTCCCTTGCGCCAGTTGTCACCACTCCAGAGCAGATAGCCATCATGCGTTTTAGCGCTGGGTGTGGAAAACCAGGTCATTCGCCACTTTGTTCGCGTGGTCATCGCTGACGCGACAGTGTTCAGGGTGGAAAATTTGGGTATCCACATGTATTCATCAATATACAGGTGGCCGCTGTTTGACTGCGCGGTATTACTGTTGGTGGCAAGAAAGAAAATTTCAGCCAGGTTACTGAGGCGAATCGGATCACCTTTAATCGGTATTCCGAAATATTCCATCGCAATTTTGGCAATATAAGTGCGAAAGACCAGCGCCTGACGTTTTGATGCAGATATAAATATTTGCGTATCGCCCGTCAGTACCGCATCTTCGAATGCTTCAAAGGCAAAATACCAGGTCGCCCCAATCTGGCGCGCCTTGAGCAGATTACGGCGACGACGATGTTTATTTTCGCGTAACGTCTTCTGGAAAGCATACAGCTTATCCACGATCGGCGAAAAACTTTCCGCCGTCAGTTCCGAAACATCGTTCGCCTTTGGTGTCCGCTTGCGCTTACCGCCCTTTTTACCATTACCACCGCGCCCGGATTCGCTGGCGATAAAAGACTCCGCATCATCTTCACTGACCGCCCCGGTTCGGGCTGATACTCCGGCCATTGCTTCGAGGTGCTTATATCGCAGCCCCATCAGCTTCACATGATGGCCGATCAGCCGATCGAGTTCTTCCGCTTCTTCCTGTGTTTTATGGTCACGCCTTGCCAGTAATGCGACACGCTCGGCGATCACCTCTTCCACACCGTCACGCTCAAGCGCCGTGTACCATTCAAATTTTGTTGCCCAGTAGTACACCACCCGCACACTGGCGAGTTTCAGCCGGTTGCGGATTTCACGCGGCGTATTACGCTGAAGATAAAGCGAGCGGGCTTTATCAATAATCTCCTGTGAATAAGCCATTTCCACACCTGAAAAATGAATCAGGCTGTATTTTTTCAGTCGCCTCCCACAGGTACGACCACTAAAACCGGGATATCTTCGGATAAATGTGTTTATCCGAATTTATCACGGAACCACCGCATGACAGCGTCATTACCCACGCCGTTAAATAGCCGTCAGAACGCATGTATGACGAGTGGAATATGGCCGACGAGAAAGAGAGTGAACAACCAAAAGTAACGGGATGGGTAACAATTTGCCGTTCCGGACGTTCGCTGGATGGCCGTAACATCAGCGCAAGAATGCTGCACGACGCCGCAGACGTCTATAAGCCGGAAGAATTTACCGCGATGATGTGGCCCTTTCACGTCTCATCCCCGCTTTACCGCTGGAATTCAACCAATTTTGGCAAGGTGCTGGCACTGAAGGCAGAAGACAGACAGGACGCCACGTATTTACTGGCCAGACTCCAGCCCAATAAATTCGCCCTCGCAGCCAACCGTGACAGACAGAAAATTTTCACCTCCGCAGAGTTCGAAAAAAACTATATGGGAACCGGGAAGAGCTATCTGAATGGTCTCGCCTTAACCGATGTTCCCGCCTCACCGTGGACAACCGAACTTATGTTCAGCCAGCAGGCACACGACAGTATTTACGGGCAACCGGAAGTCTTTTCACTGGGCGCCGAAGACAACACAGAGGAAACTCACATGAACCAGCAACAATATGACACCCTGTTGAACGCCATCCACAATAAAGGCGTTCAGATTAACGCCGTGGAAGCGCGCCTGAACCAGTTTTCGCAGATGCTGAACCAGGCAGGGACACAGCCGCAGCAGCCCGTAACACAACCGGCACCGGCGCAGCAGTTCACCGCACAGCCGCAACCCGCCGTTGCCCAACCGCAATATTACTCAATGATTCCTGTGCAGAATCAGCTACAGCCGTTCGTAATGCAGCCACCACAGCCACAACCGGCATATGCACAACCCCAGCAGTTCTCCGCACAGCCTGTACCCGCAGGTTATCCACCGCTTACACAGTCACTGCATTTTATGGCTGCTCCGCCACAGGTCGCGCAGCAGTTCATTACATCACCCCCCGTGCAGCAGCCCGTTGTCGCGCAGCCACAACAGTATTCCGTACAGCCGCAAGCCACAGACGCACTGAATAACGCCCAGTTCCAGTACCTGTTAACAGCGATTAGCGGGATCAATTCTGGCGTGGCGGGAATGGAACAAAAATTCGCGCAACTGATGCAGGACACAACGCAGACCCCGTCACAAAATCCGGCGGGCGGTAATCAGATCACCCTTGTTTAACACGACATAACAGCCGCAACCGGGTACGGGAGAGGATTTAACAATGAATTTACCATTTTATGCAGGAATGAGTCCGCAATACTACTCACAGCAGTATCTGTCCATGCTGCAACGGCAGTTTGCTGACTGCCCCCGCACATCCGACAATTACTACTCACTGACTCCGCCGCGCTCAACGGCGCTACGCAGTGCCATTCTGGAAAGCGCCGCCCTCCTTAAGCAACTGACGGTCATGGACGTACCTTATCCGCAGGGGCAGGTCGTTACCGTGGGTGAGTCCACGCTTCGTACCGGACGCCAGAAAACCGGACGCTTCACAAAAGGCTCCGGGGTTTCAGGCAACGAATTTCAGCTTGTTGAGACGGATTCCTGCTGTGTCATCACCTGGGAACAACTGGCCGTATGGGGAAACAGCGGATCACAAAGCCAGTTCATCAACATGATGAATCAGACAGCGGTACTAAATTTCGCTACCGATATGTTACGCATTGGCTTTAATGGCACGCACATCGCCGACGACACCGACCCGAAAGCCAACCCGAACGGCGACGACGTTAACGTCGGCTGGCACCAGTTTGTTAAAAACTGGGTACAGGCAGACCCGACAAAACACACCAACCGCATTATCACCGATAAAGTCACGCTGGGTGTCGGCGGCGACTACCTCAGTCTGGATGCTGCGGGGTCTGATCTGGTGCGTTCCCTGCCCACCAAATATCAGGACGATCCATCACTGGTTATTCTGGTTGGCGCCGACCTGGTCGCCGCTGAAGAAGTTCGCCTGTATAACCAGGAGGACAAGCCGACAGAGAACATCGCCGCGCAGAAGCTCAGCAAAAATATCGCCGGGCGCATTGCTGTTGTTCCGCCATTTATGCCAGGTAAACGCATGGCTGCCACCACGCTGAAAAACCTGCAAATTCTGACGCTGATGAACTCGCGCCGCCGTAAAGCGGAGGATGTGGGCGATCGTAAACAGTTCGAGAACTCGTACTGGCGTTACGAAGGTTACGCGCTGGGCGATCCGGACTGCTACGCCGCGCTGGATGAGTCCGCCGTCGAACTGGTAGGCAAAACAAAACCAGCCCCGGCACAGCCGACTTCATAACACAGGAGTCCGGGTCATGAGCGGTGTTACGCCAATGCAGCGTTTTCAGCAGAACTGGCTCGAAAAACAAAGAGTACAGCAGGCTGCAAAACATCCTGATCTTCTCAGGGCGGAAGACAGTATGCATATCAAGCTCGCCGCGCTTGATATCGACGTTAAAAAGCTGCGCAGCCTGACCCGGACAGCAGATCGTATCGACATGAAACGTGACGAACTGTTACCCCGTTGGGAACCGGTCGCACGGGAATATGTGGAAAGCGGCAAGGCTTACCCCAATCCGATACTGGTCTACTGCATTATCTGGCTGATTGACGTTAAGCGGTTTGATACCGCGCTGACATGGGCGGATCTGGCTATTGAGCAGGGTCAGGAAATGCCGCCCAACATCAAATCGAAAATGCCCGCTTTTATTGCCGCCAGTATCTACGACTGGGCAGAAATGGAGGCGGAATGTGGCCGCACCGTCGAGCCTTACTTCTGGCAGGTATTTGACAAAGTCGCCCACCACTGGCGGCTTAATGAACGCATCGTTGCGAAATACTACCGTTTCGCCGCACTTTGGCTGTTACGCGACCATGACGGCAAGCCACGCGCCAGCAGCATCAATGATGCGTCATTGCTGGAGAAGGCGGATGGACTACTGGCGAAAGCCGCAGAATTACACCCGAAAATTCAGGTTAAAACGGTGCGTGAACGCATCGCCGCCCGGATCAGGGCGCTAACCTCGCGGGATTAACGACTGACCACGTGTCAGGCGGGCGCGGAACGGGCAAAACGGCAAAGGCTGGTTTTGTGGCAGTTCCGGTCAGCCCGCCCCTAACAAAAGGACGGACTGTGTACAGCAGCAAAAGTACCGATTACCAGACAGCCATCATTACCAATAACGGTTTCTGGCCGGATATCGCGGCGGGCGAATTCGAAGAAGTTCGCGCCATCCCGCCTCGCGTCAGTCACGAATCCGTCCGTGATGCACTGCTGACTGCCATCAGCGCTATCAACAACCGACTGAGAGAACTTCAGCAGCGCTATGAGTCACAGGGCTACACGCACGCCGGTGATGTACCAGCCCCGCACGTGATGGCCGTTGCTCAGGGCGCAACAGACACCGCGCCGGACGTCAATAAAGGACGAAACGCCATAGAAGCACTGTATCTCAAAGCTGTCTATGCCCAGGCCAAAGCCGATCTCATGCCGGAGTTTTCCACCACAGGCATGAAGGATGTCTGGCCAGGAGAAAACGCCCCGGATGCCCGCCGGGGGCTGTTGACCGAATCCGCGATGGCGATCCGGACGATTATTGGCGTTCCCCGTGCATCAGTCGGGCTTATCGGGTAACGGTAACAATATGAATTTACTCAGCACAAATCAGCTAATGTCACTGACCAGTTATCTGACCGAAGCCCTGGGCGAACGGGTTATGCAGACCTGTGACATTGATATCAGCACTGTACGCCTGATAAACAGCGCAAAAAATCTTGGTCTGGGCTTTCTGCGTACCGGATTCGATGTATTCGATGCAGAGCTGACCTGGTATGACTGGCCGTACCGTCTGTTTGATGCGGAGTTACTCCCGTCACTGGTTGAAGCCTGGGTATTCGACAACAGCGAAATGCGCGACACACTGCAACTGACCGATCCAACCTGTGACGTCGACACAGGGGACGACGACGTCATGGTGGTGACGCTGAATATCGGCCTGTACAAAGACCGCGTAATCAGGGAAGACGATAACGGCATTATCCGACGTGGTGACAGGCGCTACAGCCTGGCAACGCCGGAGATCTGGACGGCGCAGGACATGGTTGTTACCGCAGAGTGCAGACCATGAATAGCGGAACACTGAAAGTGTACGGTGCCCTGTCCAGAGCACAAATGCACCAGATGAAAACCGCTATCGCCAGTTGCGATCTGACGCCGGCAAAACGCAAACGCCTGCTGTGGCGCATTGCAAAAAATGGGGTCATTGGTGCCACAAAAGCCAACGCCAGAAAACAACAGACGCCAGACGGTCAGCCCTGGCCGGAAAGAGCCAGAGGGCATGGACATAAAAAAATGCTCCGCAAATTACCGGGAATGCTCAGTGTCTGTCAGGTGGATAACGACACGGTGAAAGTCGTATTCCGGGGCGGGAAAAAAACAAAAGCCGCTGTCGTTGCCTGGGCACAACAGCATGGCGCTACGATCCTGATGCGCCGCAGCCAGCTACAGGCAGGCGGAAAAAACCAGAAGGACAAACCCGCGACAAAACATCAGGCGAAAAAACTTATTGCGCTGGGATTTAAGTCAACCGAAATGACCCGCGACGAAAAGACGGGGCGCTACACCAAAGCAAGACAAATCAGAAAGTCCAGCCAAAAAATGATCGTAAGCAAGCTGACCATGGCACAGGCCGGACTGATTATTCGCAAGCTGGAAGGGAAAGAACCACTGAGTAGCTGGACAATTCACCTCCCGGCCCGCCCGTTCCTCGGTATCACCGACGACCAGTTAGCCGCCAGCATTGCCAGAGAGATGCGGGGCATCCGGTACGGTTCAGACATAAAAAAACAGGACATTAAGAGGAAATAACCCATGACATTTCCACAGGTCGTCATTAACCAGCTTAACACCCGCCAGGGTGGTAAGCGTGACATTGCCCGCACGCTACTGATGGTGGGCGAACACACAACAATCATTCCCCCGACGCCGGTTACTGCACAAACCGACCTTGACACCCTGTTAGGCACTGACGCTTCACCGTTACGTAACAACCTCCAGGCCTTTCTGGATAACGCCGGACAAAGCGCCATGATCTGGCTGGCAACACTGCAAAAAACACAACCAGCCGGTAAAGCGCAGACCGCGCAGTCTGATGCCGTGGCGGGAACGTGGATTGATGTGGTCAGGACTGCGCAGGCCACCGTCTCGGCGGAAGGTGTTGTGGTGGTACTTAACGACGCCACCACCGACGATATCAATAAAGCGCAGCAGTTACGGGAAGAACTCATCAACAAATACCAGCGCTGGACGTGGTTCATTCTGGCCGTTCGTGGCTGCGGTACAGGCGAAAAATGGGCTGAATACGTCGCCGCCATGACTGCACTGCAAAAGGGGATTGCCGCATATGCCGTGCAGCTTACCCCGATGCTGTTCGGTAACGAGCCGGGACTTCTCGCCGGTCGCCTGTGCAACCCGTCAGTGACAATTGCCGACTCCCCTGCCCGCGTCGCTACAGGCGCACTGGTCAATATGGGCCGTAATGACAAGCCGCAGGACAGCGATAAACGGGAACTGGACATTGCCACCATTAAAGCCCTGAACATGGCGCGCTTCAGTGTGCCAACCTGGTATCCGGATTATGAAGGCTACTACTGGGCCGACGGTGTGACGCTTGATGTGGATGGCGGCGACTATCAGGCGATCGAATATCTGCGCGTTGCTGACGAAATGGCCCGTCAGGTGCGTTTGCTGGCGATCCCCAAAATTGCCGACAGGTCACTGAACTCAACCCCGGTAAGCATTGCTGCGCACCAACAGCTTTTTGCGAAGCCCATGCGCGACGGGGCGAAGAGCCTGAAAATTAACGGAACGGTATTCCCCGGACTGTGTATGTCACCACGGGATGGCGACGTACAGATTACATGGCCGGAAAAAGACAAGGTGCAGATTGCGATCGTGGTTCGCCCATATAACTGCCCGAAAGAAATCACCATCAGCATCATGCTGGACGAAAGCGGAGAGTAACTCATGAGCACAGAACGCATCAGCGGCATGAGCTTTGACGTGTCTTTTAATGGCCGCGTCATTCACGTCAAGACTATCACTCTTGACGTGACGGATAACACAAAAGCCATCCAGGAACGCGGCGTCCCCAACGGTTGGGTGCGCGGCGACGCGGAAGCCAGCGGTGAACTGGAGCTTGATACTGTTAATTTTCAGCTTCTGGGCGAAGCGGCGCGCGAAGCGGGAAGCTGGCGCGATATTGAAGAAGCCGATTTCCTCTTCTTTGCTCAGGCCGCGAAGACCGAACTCAGGGTTGAAGCCTTCGGTTGCAAGCTTGTGTTAAGCAACCTGCTGAACATTGACAGTAAAGGGGGCGACTCACTGAGTCACAAAATTAAGTATCTGGTGACGTCACCTGAGTTCGTAAAAATTGATGGTATCCCCATCCTCAGCGCCACCGATGTACGCGACCTGATGAACCGTTAAGGGCAGCAGCATGAACAACGGGCCACATAACTGGCATGAGTGGTGGTTACTGGTTAAAGACTGGGCAAACGGCGATATCCCGCTGAACGGCCTGTTAATCACCGCCGCTATTGCCGCGCTCAGGGTGTTTTACACAGGCAAAAGCTGGCGACGTCTGTTGCTGGAAGTGCCGTTATGTTGCCTGCTGGCCGTTGCGGCATTCACGGTGATTAAACCGTTTCCGGTCACCTGGTTATCTGAGGACTGGCGCGTGGGGATCGGGGCGGCGATTGGTCTTATCGGCGTTGAGCACATCCGGGCGCTGGGCGTCGTTTTCACAAAACACTTTGCAGGGAAAAACGAAGAATGAAAATGTCAGCACGCGGATTAGCCGCGCTTGAACACGAAGAGGGTTGCAGACTGACCGCCTACCAGGACTCGCGCGGCATCTGGACTATTGGCACCGGGCATACCGGAAAAGTGGACGGTATCGCCATCCATAAAGGGATGACCATCACCCCGGACACCGCCAGCAGGCTGCTACAGGATGATCTGTCCTGGGTGGAGCGCTGCATCGCCGACCGGGTAACGGTTGAACTGAACCAGCATCAGTATGACGCGTTGTGCAGTCTGATTTTTAACATCGGCGCTAACGCCTTTATCGGTTCCAGCGTTCGTCGCCACCTGAACGCTGGCAACTACGCCGCCGCGGCTGACGACTTCCTGAAATGGACTCGCTCAGGCAGCAACCCGACCCTTCTCGCGCCGCGTCGCGGACGTGAGCGGGCGATGTTTCTTGGACGGGTATGAGGTAAGCCATGAAATATCTGCCAGATATCTTAACCGATCTCATCGTGGCCACACTGCTTGCGGTTGGTATCGGTATGAACATCGAAGGGGCTACAGCCACCGCACACGGTCTTTTGTGGGTATTTGCAATAGCCGGAATTCTGGCGTATCTGCATCCTGATGTTGCCGGGAAAACAGCAGAAGAATACACGCACCGCCCCCTGTTATGGGCCGCTTACAACCTGATAAGCGATCTCGCCTTTGTCGCCATAGCGGTGTGGCTTAACTGGTACGTGCTGGCGGTGTTTATGTTACTGGCGTCAGCCCTGAAACAGGCATTCTGCCGCGAGCAGGAAAAGCGACTGAGGGAACGAGCCGCATGAACCGCGCAACGCTCGCCTTTATCGTCTTCATGGTCGCCGCCGTGGCCGTTCTCGGCTTCACAGCTGACCACTGGCACAGTCGCTACACCAGGGCAGAAAAAGCCCGCAGGAAGGCGGTGGCGCTTGCCAGTGCCCGGCAACGAACCATTGACGATATGACGCTGCGCCAGCGCCAGAACGCCGCCCTTGACGCGAAATACACGCAGGAACTCGCCGATGCACATGCTGAATCTGAAAAGTTACGCGCTGATCTTACCGCTGGCCGCCGCCGGTTGCAGCTTCACGCCGTCTGTATGCCCGCCGCCACGCGTGATACCACCGCCACCGGCGCAACTGATGCAGCCACCGCCCGACTTACTCCGGACGCTGAACGGGATTATCAGCGTCTCAGAACCGAAGCCAGAGCCGTTACAGCACAGGTAAAAGGCCTGCAACAGTACATTAACGAACAATGTCATTAACAGGAGCCACATCATGCAGAACGAAGACAACAGCACTATCACTTTGACCATTGCAGGAACTGACATTCGCTTTATCCCGACCGAAGCCATCTATAACAAATTTGTTAACGAAATGACGATGGATAACAAGATCGCACCAGCGAAAAACTACCTGACGCGCTGCGTGCATCCGGAAGACAGGGAAAGTCTGAGTAAAGTCATTGATCGACCGGGCGCCGCACTCCAGATCGCCGCAAAACTTAATGAAAACTTCGCCGTCGATCTGGATATCACCGTAAAAAAATAAAGGCGGCGCTGTCCGGCATCGAACGTAACGGCTACGCGCAGTACCTGATACTGCGCCGACATTATCTTCCGGACGGCGAAGACTCTCCGGAAGATATTGCCGCCGCATTATGGCTGGATAACCGTCACTGGGAAAACATGAGCATCGCCGTCAATAACGGCATTGCAAGAGCGTTTAAAGGTGGATAAATGGCCGCTGAACTTGATTTTACGTTAAGCCTGGTTGATAAGCTGACGAAGCCCTTAAAACAGGCGCAGTCGGCATTGACAGGCTTTGCGGATAAAACAGAGGCCAGCTTCAGACGTATTGGTATTGGCATTGCCGGATTATGGGGTGTGGGTCAGGGGCTGAAAGGTATGGTGAATCCGGCCCGCGATATGGAGGCCGCACTCGCGGAAGTCAGTTCACTGGATGTGTCAAATAAAGTTCTGGATCAACTGCGTAAAACGTCACAAAGCTTCGCCATCGACTATGGCGAAAGCGCCAGCGCCTTTGTCCGCAGCGCCTACGATATTCAGTCCGCCATCGCGGGGCTTCAGGGTGACGAACTGCCAAAATTTACAGAGGCGTCCGGGGTTCTGGCAAAAGCCACCAAATCAGACTCGGCAACCATTACCAACTACATGGGCACCATGTACGGTATTTTCAAAAATACCGCAGAAAAAATGGGGCGCACGCAGTGGGTACAACAAATCGCAGGCCAGACAGCGACCGCTGTGCAGTTATTCAAAACCACAGGTAGCGAAATGTCAGCCGCCTTTACCGCGCTGGGCGCTAACGCGCAAGCAATGAAAGCATCCGCCGCCGAACAGTTCGCGGTGCTCGGACAACTCCAGTCCACCATGTCCGGCAGCGAAGCGGGGACAAAATATAAATCGTTCCTGGCCGGGATCGGAAATGCACAAAAGGTTCTGGGCCTGAACTTTACCAATAAAGACGGCAGCGCAAAAAGCATCACCGATATTATCGATCTGATTAAAGGGAAATTTGGTGATTTATCAAAAGTTGCTGATGCTGACCTGCTGAAAAAAGCCTTCGGCAGTGATGAAGCCGTTTCCATGATTAAATTGCTGGCAGGTGACGTTGACGGACTGAAAAAGAACATCAACACATTAGGCAACATTAAAGGCATGGATAAAGCCATCGAAATGGCTAAAAAGATGGTTGACCCGTGGGATCAGGTCAATTCTTTACTGGAACAGGTGCGCGTCAGTATCGGTCTGCGGCTCGATCCCGTCCTGGCTCCCTTCCTGCAAAAAATCATTGCTGGCGGTAAAGCCTTCATGAAATGGCTGGATACGTTCCCCAATATTGCCCGCTGGCTGGGATACATCACAGCAATGACCCTCGCCTTTGCCGCCGTCGGAGCGCTTGCCAATATCACCATGGGAACCTTCGGTTTTATCATGAAGGGGCTCGGCGGTATCGCCTGGGTACTGGGTGGCGCATGGAAGGGGTTAATCTTCACGTTAAACCTGTTACGCCCTTCCCTGCTTTCAACACGCATTGGCCTGATGGCGCTATGGATTCAGGAAAAAACCGTCTGGATGTGGTCAAAACTGATCGCGCTTTGGGCGGGGATCTGTAAGGTCGCCATTGCCGCCTGGAACGTGGTGTTACGTACCTGTACTGTTGCCATGCGCCTGTTTGGTATTGCCGCCCGGTTTGCAGGTATGGGACTGGGCTTTTTACTCTCTCCGATTGGTTTGATTCTGCTTGCCATTGCCGCGCTGGCCGTGGGGATTTACTTCGCGATCAAATACTGGGATGACATTAAAGCCGCCATTATGGACACAACGGCATTTCACATATTACTGAAAGTCGTTAACGCGGTGGTGGGATGGTTTGATAACGCATGGAAAAGCATAGAAGACGGCTGGAATACGCTAACCAACTGGTTTAAAAATTTCTCGCTGGCTGACACATTCGGCACCATCGCGGCGGGGATCGGCAGGCTGTTTGACGGGATCTGGGCATCAATTAAAAGCACGTTCACCGGAACATGGAACTGGATCGTTGAAAAGCTGAACAAAATTCCCGGCGTGAATATCAGTACGGCGCAACAGGATATCGCCCCGACCTCCGCCCCCACACTCATTACAGGCAACCATGCCGCCCCCATCCAGGGTGGGCCGGTCAGCCATCAGATAAGCAGCGCCCCCAACAAGAGCGCCACTCACATCGATCGCGGCGTCCATATTGAAAATCTGAACGTGGACACCATGCCAACGCCGGGGCAACTGGCGGAATATCAGGAACTGGCGGCGGGGTAACAAATGACTGATAAGTCACTTTATATCGATCTTCTGATAACCGACGGTGATTTAACGCTCAATTCCGCCTGCGAGCCGGTACTGTGCGACAACCGTCAGAGTATTGCTCAGGATATGGTTCACGCCCTGACAGAAAGCGGTCTGCCCTGCCGACTGATCGCAGAAAACAGCCCGGCGCTCAGGGCTGATTTATTTACACAAATGGTCATTCTGCTGGAAGAAGACGAACGTCTGATACCCGGCACTGTCTTTATCGACGAAGAACGGCGTGGCCATCTGCTTATCACTGCCGAAACGTATGATTTTGGCCCACTCAGCCAGGGGGTAAGCTATGCCGAATGATATCGACTTTAAAAAAATACTCCGTGAAAGCGGTATGCCACTCGATGAGGCTGACGTGCGCGATGCCCTGCAACAGGCGGCGGACAAAGAAAAGCTCGTCACCAACACATCACGCATGTCGCCCTTCTGGCGCATTATCCAGTTACTGGTCATTAAACCCTACCTGTGGATAGTGGACGCACTGCTTAACAATGTCATCAGCAATCTCTTTTTAATGACCGCGTCCGGGCCGTTCGTTGACCTGTTCGCCGCCGCCCTCAAGCTGACCCGCAAAAGCGCCACCCGCGCCGCCGGTAAAATCACCTTTACCAAAGCCAGTCCGGACAACAGCGTCACGGTACCCGCCGGTACGCTGATTCAGACCGAACGCATCAATGGCGTTATTTATACTGTGGCAACAGATAAACAGGTTGTTATCCCCGCAGGAACCCAAAGCGCCCTTATCGACGTGACGGCAACCGACAGCGGTACAGCCTTTAACCTCGCGCCCGGCTACTACCAGATCCTGCCAAAAGCGATTGATGGTATCGCCAGTGTGCGCAATGACGACGACTGGCTGACCACGCCGGGCGCAAACCAGGAAAACGACGACGAACTGAAAGACCGTTGCCGCAATCAGTTTAACCTGGCTGGCAGCTACCACACCGATGCCGTTTACCGCAGCCTGATAGCGGCGCAGGCCGGGCTAACCATCGACAGAATTTTCTTTTTGCATGACGCCCCGCGCGGGCCGGGCACCGCTAACGCCTACCTTCTGCTGGATACAGGGGTGATTTCACAACCCTATATAGACCGGGTTAACGATTACATTATGAGTCAGGGACATCATGGACACGGCGATGATATGTGCTGCTTTGCCATGCCGGAAACACGCCATGACCTGGCCGTCACGGTGTACGTTAAAAATTTATCCAATATCAGCAACGACGATATTACCGCCCTGAAATCCGGGATTGAGAACCTCATCCGTTGCGCATTCCGTGAAAACAGCAACTACGACGTAACCCGCACATGGCCGTACAGCCGGTTCTCGTTCTCACAACTGGGACGCGAGCTGCACAATACATTCGACCTGGTGGACTCGGTGACATTTTCCCTGGGAGATATTGTCAGCGCCCTGACGGTTCCCCGCCTGAACACACTGACGACAGAGGTAGTAAATGCCTGATAAATTCCCGGATATTAAATTACCTTCCTGGCTGAATCGCGGAGACGTGGTTCGCCTGAAAAATGCCTTTACCCGGTTCTGGACTAAGGTACACGGATGGGTTACATGGCCGCTACACCAGACCGACCCGCTGACCTGCGCTGAAAGCATCCTGAACCTGATCGCCTGGCAGTACGACATTTCCCGTTTTGATGGCGAATCGCTGTCACTGTACAGAAAGCGCGTGAAATACGCCTTTATTAACGCACAGGATGCGGGCAGCGTGGCGGGATTTAAAGCGATTTTTGAACGTCTGGAAATAGGCTTTGTGGAAATTCAGGAACGCCAGCCGGGTATTGACTGGGACATTATCCTTTTGCGTCTGACGGACAGTCAGGTATCAGACAATACCGCATTACTGAACCAGATAATTCACCAGTACGGACGCACCTGCCGACGCTATCACATCCAGATAATCACGACCACAGATTCCCTGATCGGTTATGGATACTGGCATGGCGGCTACCGTTATTTTTATGCTTCGGAGATAAATAATGACCCAGAGCGTTATCACTTCAGCCTTTGAACAACTTAAAGCGCAGGAAGCCGCAGGCGGGCAGCGTATTCTTATTGACCAGTTTGTCTTCGCAAACATCCCTGGCCTGAACGTTGACGCCACCCCACCGGATACAGAAGTCCTGCCCCCGGATACGCAGATCGTCCACCGCCAGGACGTCGATCGGGCAGGTATGGTAAACGAAAACACGGTTGCCTATTCCATTACCCTGCCGGAATCCACAGGCGACTTTACCTTTAACTGGATGGGGCTGGTAAGCAGCGCCACTAACACCCTTTGTATGGTGGTATATCTCCATCCCCAGGAGAAAATAAAAACCGCAAACGGGAAGCAGGGAAACACACTTGTCTATTCCGAAGTGATGGAATACGCAGGGGCCAGCGCGTCAACCGGAATTACCACACCGGTAAGTACCTGGCAGATTGATTTTACTGCACGACTTCACGGCATGGATGAAGCCACACGTAAAGCCGCGCTGGATATCTACGGGCCGGGATTGTTTTTTGACGACGCCTTCAGACTTACCGCCAGCGGGACGGGGCAGGCCTCGTTTGCGCCGGGCATCGCTTATCTGCGCGGACTACGCGTGGAACTGGACGCTGCCGGTACGCTGACTTATCCGACGGGCGTGGTACAAACGGTTTATCTTGATGCGGCATTAACCGGCACGCTGACCGGAGAAAATAAAGCCACATTCACCCTGACCAGCCAGAAAACAGCAGACTATACCGACAGTCTGGGTCAGGCGCATTACGTTGAACCTGTCGCCACAATATCCGCCAGCGGAGACATTACCGATATTCGTAAAACCCGACAGCCATTAAGCGATCGGCTGGATGGGGAGTTTTTGACCCAGGCAGGAAACCTGAAAGAAATCGCCGACAAAGGCGTATCTGCACAATCCGACGCCAGAACACATCTCGGACTCGGTAGCAGCGCAACCTGTGACACGGGCACAACCAAAGGTACCGTTGCCGCTGGTGACGATGCGCGCATTACGGGCGCCATGCAAAAAGACCAGAACGGCGCCGACATTCCCGACAAGCAAAAATTTATCGAAAACGTGGGTTTAACGGAAACGGTAAAACAGGCCGCTGGCGCAGTTCAGAAAACCGGCGACGCCATGACAGGGAAACTGACACTGCCGCAGACGTCAGCTTTTGGTGTGAATACTGACAACGCGCTGGGCGGTAGTTCCATCGCCATCGGTGATAACGACACAGGGATTAAACAGAACGCAGACGGAGTATTAGATTTTTACGCCAACGGGCAGCTTGTGGCGCGCATTCAGCCCGGCACACTGTTTGTCATTAACGCGGTACAGGCTGGCGACGGGAAAAAGCTGGGGCTGTCGAGTAATAATAATTCAGCACTAAACGCCGGGCTTAATTTGTGGGGCGACGGAGGAAACCGCCCAACGGTTATTGAACTTGGCGACGACCAGGGATGGCATTTATACAGCCAGCGAAATCCTGATGGCAGTATTCAGTTTGTTGTTAATGGACAAGTTATTCCGGATAATTACGGTAATTTCGACGCCCGTTATGTTCAGAACGTCCAGCGTGGCGCGCCGGTATCCCCCGGCAAAATTGATGAATACGGCCCCGCTGAAGCGCCTGCAGGTTGTGTCCTGACCAATGCCCGACACGACCCCACCACCAAATACGGCGTTTTTACCACGTACCGCCCGTTACAGATTTACATTAATGGCTGGCGAACAATTGCAGGATAAATATGATGGAATTAAAAAACGTATCCCGTTATTACCCGGAAACGCCGAAATATGGTAATGGCGTGCAGTATTTCCGCAGTGAAGACGGTCTGGATTTTTACGACTCACTGGATAAATTCACAAAGAAATACAAATTATGTATTGAACCAGCAACCGGGGTTATTTGTTCCATTTCGGAAGAAGCATCCCGTTTGTATCCGGTTGGCTTTTCCGTGGTTGATACTGACGAACTGCCTGATGGTTGCGATATTTCAGGTAAGTGGCGCTTTGTGGATGGCGTTGTGTCGCCTGTACCCGTCGACTACCACAAAAAGGCCGAATCACAGCGCCAGAACCTGCTGGATGATGCTAACGACACCACGGCAGACTGGCGCACTGAATTATCGCTCGGCATTATCAGCGACGAGGATAAGGCCTGTCTGGTTAAGTGGATGACGTATATCAAAGCGCTAAAGGTGCTGGATTTAAGCGATGTGAAAGACGAGGCCGGTTTTAAGGCCATTAAATGGCCCGATAAACCAGAGAAGCCCCTGACAAAACAGGAGTAAATTATGTGGTTTCCGGCACAACTGGCATTATCAGCGAAGGATATCAAATCCGTTACCTGTTCGTCGCTGGCGGTGCATCCGTGGGATGTGGAGGCAGGGCATATCACAACGGACGGAGCTTATTTAAGCCCTGTTAATGCAATAACCCACCTTAACAGCAAACTTTCAGGGCTGGCCGGAGACAGCGACATCGTCATCATCATGATAGCAGACAGCGATCAAACGGGCCTTATTCGCCAGTTGTCATCGCTGGCTGATACCCTGCCGCTACCCTCGTTGACCCAAACGCTCAGACGTGCCAGAACACAGCTCACCCAGGCAATAACCCGGATGCAGATCCCGGCAACCCCACAAAGCGGGCTACCAGTACCGCAACCACTCATCGTCAGTACGCTACAGAACGCCGTCAGTAACAGCGCTGCACTTGACGCCATGAAAGCGGAAGGACTGGCATCAATGGACGACCTCAAAAATGCATTATCCGGTTTTCAGACACAACGACAGGAACTGCAACAACAGATAACTCACCAACTGGCGGGGACTGGCGACAAGGTTGCAAAAGTATTTGCGTTTGTGCATACCGGCGATGCAGTCGTGGCCCGCATGGAAATGATGAAAAATATTCCGCAGCCCACCTCAGCACTGACATACGCCCATCTTTTTGCTGGCGATCTGTCGGGCATGATGAACTGGATAACGAAGGTATGATATGAGCCAGAACACCACCCCGTTACTTGCTCTTAACGGCCAGATAATCCCGTTAAAGCGCCTCAGCGTCAGCGTAAAACTCAACATTAAGGATAAGGACGCTTCCGGTAAATCCTCATCCACCGCCACTTCAGAACAGGGCGTCAAAGCCAAAGAATTACAGGTATCCGGCCTTATCCCGTTTGAGACGCCGGAAGCACTGACCCTGCTTTTTCGCCTGGCGGAAGCTAAAACCGCCAGTGGCGCGCAGCAGGTTTATCGCATCGGCAACATGGACGCAAAAACGGTCAACATGCAGCAGGGGATTTTTTCAGGCGCGGTAGGTGCCACACCTGAAACAGGTCTGATGGCCTGGAAAGTGGACTTCACCCTGAAAGAGAAACTCAGCAGCGCAGAAAAAGCCATTGGGCGAGGCCCGGCGGGTAGTCAGAGTGTCGACCAGCACGCGCAGGCGGCAAAAGCGGGTAGCGACTCAAAAGACGGGAAACAGGAAGAACACGGCTGGTTCTGGAATGTGTCAGATAAACTTAATAAATGGATAGGCCCGGCAGGCAATGAAACCGATTCGTGATCTCAGTATTGGCGGTAAATCCGTCCCCATCGTGGACGAAAATATTGTACTTCGCCTCAACGGTGCCGGTACGGGTTTTATTACCGTGCAGATACCTGACACAGAGGGTTCGCTTCGGGGCAAACAAATTGAACTGTCCATTGGCTACAACGATCAGCCGGTGAAATGGTTTTCGGGGTATGTGGAAAGCGACAGCCATACAGGGCAAGGACTGCGTAAGCTGATGGTGCGGGAAGCCGCCGCCATCCTGCAATATCCGCTCAGTGTCTCCATGCAGCACCCGACGCTGGAACAGGTCGCAAAACACATCGAAGACAACACCGGGCTACGAGTGCAACTGCCCGGTGCGGACTACATTACCACCCCTGTTCCCCACCTGACCCATAACGGAAACGGCTATCAACTGATGGCCCTGCTTGGACGCGCCTTCAGTATCCCGGATTATGTCTGGTATCCGTCGATAGATGGCATCATCTACATCGGCAGCTTTGCCCACTGCCGTTTCGCAAAACGTCCGGTACAACTGCCGGTCGGGATAACAAAAAGCGCTCACGGTGCTAATGGCTGGTCAATTCAGACGATCCCCACAATTCGCCCCGGCGTGGTTGTAAACAACCACCGTATAAACATGGTTCAGCTACAGGGCGACAGCATGATTATTAACTGGGACGACGGTCGTCAGTCCCCCATGCAACGCCAGATTGAAACCCTTTATCCGGAACTGGGCAATAAAACACATCTTCCACGCATGGGCCGCGTCATTGCCCCGACAGAAAATACCACCCGGGGCGATTTACATGATGAATTTCGCCCGCGTTACGCCGTCAACGTGCAGCTACTCGACGAGAACGGCAGTCCGGCCAGAGACACGCCGGTATATAACGCCGTGCCGGTTCCCGTACCGATGGCCGGTAGCGAATCCGGTATGTTTCAGTATCCGCCAGTGGGTACACTGGTCACGCTGGCGCATGTTGACGGCAGACCGGATAAACCCATCATCACCGGCACCCACGCCAGTGGCCAGAGCCTGCCGGACATAAAACCCGGAGAACAGCTACAACAGCAACGCGCGGAAGTCTTCCAGCGCGTACACACTGACGGTAGCTGGCAGCGAGAAACCGATCAGGGGATTCGCGAAAAATCCACCACCCGCACCATTGAGAACACGTCCGAAACGCGCACCAGTACCACGCGTAACGTTACCGTGAAGGCCAACAGCACCATGACGGTGTTCGGTACTCACAGGCTCATGAGCGGTCATATACAGCACATTGCAGACGGGGATTATGTCGTCGCCGCCAGCAGAAAACTGATGCAGCACGCCAAAAGCGCCGAACTGGACGTCGCCGAAACATGGACAACGGCAGCACAGAACGCCACGCATAACGTGACGCAGACGCTGGAAGAAAAGATTGGCCAGATAAAAAAATCCGTCGCAGGCCAGATGCAGCAGATAATCGCTCCGCAGGTCTGGTTTGGCAGTAGTGCCATCAACACGCTAACCCTGATGCTGGACTTATGCGACACCGTTCAGCAACTGGCGCAAGAGACAGCACAACACACTCATACCAATAACGGCTCATCCCAGCCGACCAACAGCAGCAGCATAAACGCCACAGCATCAAAGGCAGGCGACCTGAAAGCGAAGTACAGCACCGTAATCAAACAGTAACCCTGCCCCACGCACACATAACGACAGCGCCCACAGTGGCGCTGTTTTTGTGTGTTCAGGCCCTCACCATGTGAAACCCACGTAAAGTTTCCACGGAAACGCCAGGCAGACGGAAACCGCGCTAACCCCACCGTGCCCGCGGTGTTTTTAAAAAATTTTTTTGCAGTTTGATTGACAGGACGAACCCACATCCCACAAGGCTTACAGGCTGCTTTAGCGCAAAGGCAGAATTGCAAAACTGCAAAATTTTGCAGTTTTCTGTCACGCTTTGCAGAAATGCTCAAAACGAAAAATCAACTAACAACATGATAAATAAAACAATTTCATACTTTACGTGGCGAAAAAATCGATCGTAAAGGACCAAAAGGAAAAACTATAAAAACAACAATTTAAAGAAAATCAAAGATCTAAAGCCGATCGAAGGAAAATCAAAATTGCAAAGTGTGCAAAAATTCACATCCAGAAACAGGTAAGACCACGAATAAAAATCAGACAAAAAGACCACCAAAAACGGCCACGTAAAATACGGCGATGCGGGTTACGTGAAACTTTACGTAACCCAGCTCGTTCGCGTAAAGCACAACAAACGGACTAACATACCAACATAACAGAATGAGGTGACACCGCTATGAGCAAAAAACGAAACGAGAGAGTTGCAACCATTGCCGCGGCGATGACGCTCGCAATGGGGCCAGTACACGCCGATAGTTTGGGGTATAGCGATATACAGGCACTAAACAATACTAATGTTGCACACACTTACACCGTGAGGCCATTAAACGAGGAGCTGGTATATATAAATATACGAGAAGCCACAGCACACCTGAATGAATTAACTTCCAGATTGCGTTTCTATTTACAGATGACGCGTGCCGAATGGGAAGAAAAAAGAATGCCTGTCAGTATAGATAAGCATGGTAAAAGATCCAGAAAACACGTTATAGAGGCACTCAACACCCATATCGCAATATGTAAAACTTATAATGCGGCTGTAAAAATTGCCCTGAATAATCCTGAAATAAAGAATGAATTATTACGCAAAGATATCATTGCATTCGGAAAAACTGTGGCGGGATTGCGCTTTACCGCAGAAGAGTTTTTATCATTCATAGAACAAACTCATCCCCCAAAGCGACATCATCAGAACCACCTGGCTTATCAGACAATGCACTAAAAGCATTGATAGCTTCAGAGCATAAGTCACTGGGGTTAAGCGCACGATTAATCGTGCAGCCAGAAGAAAAAACAGTAGAATAGTCGCGGGTGCCTTCGACTTTCCGGTCGGAGGGATCACCTGAAGGCCAGAAAAGCGAAAGCCCCGGAAAACATTTCTGTTAACCGAGGCTCTAGCCACAACTCCTTCAGCAAGAGAAAGGTTAGCGCCTCTCCGAAAAAGGAGCAAGCGTTATGTCGCAAAAATCGCAGTCCACCGTCGCAATTTGTATTGCGGTGGTACTCATAATCTGGATGTTACGCGGTTCGTTATGCGAACTGCACATGCGATTAGGAGGCGCGGAGTTTGCGGCGTTCTTACAATGTAAGCAGTAAGTAAGAAACCGCGACCGGGGAGCGATCCCCGGTCATTCGGTTGTTGAAGATAGTGGTCGTAAGGCACCCTATTTCTGGTTGTGTACGAAGTCAAAAACAAAGCCCGCGGCGTCAAAACCGCGGGCTTTTTTGTCAGTCAACGGATAAACGTCAGCAACAACAAACGATTAATCGTGCAGCCAGAAGAAAAAACAGTAGAATAGCCGCGGGTGCCTTCGACTTTCCGGTCGGAGGGATCACCTGAAGGCCAGAAAAGCGAAAGCCCCGGAAAACATTTCTGTTTAACCGAGGCTCTAGCCAACTAACCTTCACAAGTGAAAGGTTAGCGCCTCTCCGAAAAAGGAGCAAGCGTTATGTCGCAAAAATCGCTGTCCACCATCACAATTTGTATTGCGGTGGTACTCATAATCTGGATGTTGCACGGTTCACTGTGTGAACTGCACATGAGATTAGGAGGCGCGGAGTTTGCGGCGTTCTTACAATGTAAGCAGTAAGTAAGAAACCGCAGCGGGGGAAAAGTTCCCCCGCTATTCGGTTGTTGAAGATAGTGGTCGTAAGGCACCCTATTTCTGGTTGTGTACGAAGTCAAAAACAAAGCCCGCGGCGTCAAAACTGCGGGCTTTTTGTCAATTCACAGTTGGTCAACTGGCAAACGCCGACAACAACAAACGATTAATCGTGCAGCAAGAAGAAAAATGAGTAGAATAGCCGCGGGTGCCTTCGACGCTGGTCGGAGGTTCACCAAAGGCCAGAAAGACGAAGGCCCCGGAAACATTACGTTAACCGAGGCCCTGGACTTCATACCTTAGACAAGTAGAAGGATAGTGCCTCTCCGAAAAAGGAGCAAGCGCTATGTCGCAAAAACCGTTAAAAACCGCCATCATTTGCATTACAGCGGTACTCATAATCTGGATGCTACACGGTTCACTTTGTGAACTACGCATGAGATTAGGAGGCGCGGAGTTTGCGGCGTTCTTACAGTGTAAACAGTAAGGAAACCGCGACCGGGGAGTGATCCCCGGTCATTCGGTTGTTGAAGGTGGCGATCGCAAGGCACCCTTTCTAATCAGGACATGAACTTTATCACAAAAAACAAAGCCCGCATGGACAATCCGCGTAGGCTTTCTTTAGTCCTTAACTTTATGCAAATTGATCATAAAATCAAGGTTATGAATATCTTTGACAGGAACATCAAATTCTTTAGATATTCTATCTTTTAGATTCTTCTCCCCTGTTAAATCAAATATACCGTTAGAATTACTATATTCTTTTTTATGGGCATACCAAAAGCTTAATATTTTTAATTGTTGGTTATTTAATCTGATATCGCTAGCCTGTATACTCCATTTATTACCAGTGCAATTATCTCCACTAAGTCCGCAAGCATCAGGTGCATAATCAGTAATAGCAAGAGGAGTACCGCCGTATTCATAGGCATCAGGTGTAGCCATTAGAAGTACGCTAACAAAATTAGCATTTTTTTGTTTTAGAAATGAAATAGCAGCAGCTTTACTGGTAGCTACTCTTTCTTCAATATTTTTTGCTTCAGGGGATACTATTATTAAAGTAAACCTATTCCTTCCAGCGACACTGGTATCACTATAACTGATAACTTTATAACTCTTTATTAGTTGCAACTTATCTGTACTTGAATTACTTGGTACTTTTACTGCGGTTGAAGAAACTAACTCATCACCGTGGTCTGGTTTATCTTTTGAAACTGCAAAACCACCAATCATAAAGAACACTATGTTATACACGAAAAAAGCAGCTACAACATGAAGTCTGTTCTTAGCCTTTACAAGACCAGGTTTCACCAGACCAACAATAGTACAAATCCATACAAGAGCTATCAAAAAAGCAGAAATCCATGTAAGAAGAGTCCACATATGCCCCCCAATAACCTAAGCAAGATGTAACCTATGTATCACCGGTATCATCATTGATAAAAGCCCGCATGAACAATCCACGCGGGCTTTTTTGTCAGTCACTCATGGTCAATTTGTGGACATCGCGAAAAATAATCCTTTATTTTTCATTCACATAAAAGCAATTTCATGTTTCGCAGTCGTGGCATTAATGGAGGCTATTTTACCTTGTTTTTAAGCGAAGCGGTTTGTTCAGGCGCAAATTAACGACGCCAGATAATTTTGCGCACATCCCAGTTTTTTAAGACGTCATCAGGAGGCATTAAGCCTTCCGGTCCGCTCCACTCGCCGGAGAAAACATAGCTAATATGCTGACTTCCCTCGGCTTTACATTCGACGCTGGTATGGCTATCGCTGGAAACCGGCTCGCAGTGACCAAACGCTTTGCTGTAAAGGTCGCTAAACGGCGTACCGATTTTGCCCCCCGCGGCGGTTGGGATATCGCTGTCCAGCACATCAATACGGCTCACGGTTCCCTGCTCGCCGTTGATCACCATCGCGACGCTGTCGCCCTTCATCGCTTCGAAAAAGCGCACCACGTTACCGTTATCGGTTTTCATACCGCTACGCAGGCGATAATCGCCATCTAATGCCTCTGCAATAGCCGGCTCTTCCAGCGGCGTGGCGGCGGTCAGCGCTCCCACGCCTTGCTCAGTAACTTCTGTCGAGGAACCAAACCAGTTCCATGGATTTGCGGCAGACCAGTTGACCGAGGAGAGCGTTGAGCAGCCGGTCAGCGCCAGCGGCAGTGCGAGTAAAGTCAAACGCAGCGATTTCAT